AGGTTCGTTCATTGTTCAAGGTCGACAACGCTGCTGACCTCGCTTATCGTGCGCGCAATGAGGGTATCTCTGTATACACCAATCGCGTGACGAACTCGCGTGGTGAGAAGGTGTTTGCGTATCGCCTCGGCAATCCTTCGACTGCTTTTGAGAACTATCTCGATCGTGGTCAGATTGCTCGTGCTCGCAAGACCCTCTATCGTGATGCTATTAGCGTTTCGATGAACGCCTAATCTTGGCGAAACAAACCGTTCTGGTTTATGTGGGGGCAGTTCTTGCCCCCACAGTTTTTTGACATTTCAACTTAACACATATATAATAAAACGAAACACAGAGAAAGTTTCCTATGACGAAATTAATCGTAGCAAAATCTAAATTTGATTGTGAACATCTACTAGGACAATTCTTAGATGAATCAAATTTTGACACAGTGATTGAACACGATACAGATTGTTATCTTGATTCAAAAAGTGAACAAAATATTGCATTTAAATTTCGTAAAAACTTTTTCAGCAAACTAGAACAAGAACAAGCCTATGATGGTCTGCGTGATGCAGCTGTTGCTTCGCAGAATCGTGGACTTGCTGCTGGTCCGAAAGGTGACAAGTGCGGTGGTCGTGAATGGGTAACAGAAGTTCAATATCGCACACTAGAGTTTCTTTCTAAAATTGAACCAAATAATCTTGGTTTAGAAATTCAATCTGATGCGGAAAGAATTCGAGAACTTTATGAAAATGTTAATTCTACTCGTGGGTTAGTTTGGCTTGCGCAGGAAGTTAAAGAAGCAGAATTTAATTGGGATAAATGGTTAACTAAATTAACTAAAGAAAAAGATTTAATTAAAGTTATAGAGGAAGTAAATTATGTCAAAGACACGTTTATTTCTGACACGACATACGCCAACATCGTTTATTCAGGTATCGCTGGTTGGTTTGATCGTTATCCTCGGATTCCTTATGGTCGTGCTACTAGTTATACTCAAAACCATTATAACAAGTTTAAAAAATCGTTTCCGTTTCTTCAATCATTAGATCGTGGCTTTTCCGAATTACTTCCAACTCGTCATGCCGCGCAGCGTGAAGCAGCAAATAAAATTGATTCAGCATTTTTAATCCCGAAAACTGTATTTACAACAATCACAGTAAACAAAACTTTTCGTACTGCAGCGCATCGTGATGCTGGCGACTTCACTGAAGGATTAAGTAATTTACTTGTTCTTTCAAACAATGGCAATTATTCAGGTGGATATTTGATTCTTCCTGAAGTTCGCATTGCTATAAACGTGCGTCCAGGTGATCTTCTTCTTGTTAACAATCATGAGTATATTCATGGCAATACTCCGATCATTACACACGATGAAGAAGCCGAACGTATTAGTTTGGTTTGTTATTTGCGTGAGAAGATGCTTGAACTTGGAAGTAAAGAATACGAAGATCATCGATATAATTATGTCGAGTCGCGTCGAAAAGATAAGTCTCATCCACTTCAACGAAAACTTTGGAACGGAATTAGTCCAGGAATGTGGGAAGAGCAAGCATGGTACGATTATCTTGAGGTAAATGGTGGGCGAGAAATGGTTGCCAAATACCATTCAGAGGCGTATAATAAAATTTCTACTCTAGAAGATTTGTTTGGATAACTTATGAAAGTGTTAACTGTCGTTCATGATTTTAATAACTTCGGTGGCATCATTTCGCATACTGAACAATTAATTGCTGGCTTCAAGGATCTTGGTCATGAAACTGGATTTGTATATCTTCGAAGCACAAAAAATGGTGGTAAATTTTCCGAAGATTATGACAAAGAAGGTTATGATATTGGTGTCGGAACTGGTATACCAGTGCATCAAGGCAAAGGTTGGCGTGGTGAATATTTGTCATTTATAAATGATGATGATGTAAATAAATTTGTAAATCTCGCCAACTCTTACGACATAATTATCTGGGAATCAATTTTTGGATTTAAATGCCAAGACTCAGAGGGAAAGCAATCATGGCTGCGAATGTTCAAAGACGTAAAGGCAAAACATGTTATTATAGTCCACGATGGAAATCTTCGCAAAAATTATCCATGGATTCATCATCTTCGGAAATACATCACTGTTCTTGTATGCGTTCATCCGAGCGCATACAAACAATCAGAGGCTATGAATATCCCTCGTACATTAATTCTGAATCCTCAGGATATATCCAGAAAGTGCGGAACATTTTTCGATGATAAAACAAATACAATATTTTCTCTTCAAACATTCAAGAGATGGAAGCGCGTTGATGATTTAGTAGCAGCTGTTCCATACATTCATGGTCGAGTGATTATTGCAGGTGATGGTATTGAACGCGCCTATATGGCATCAAAAGATAAATGTAAACCAGAATATTATTGTACACCTGATCGTGATCCACAAGTATCTGAAGATCGTTCAAATAAACCTATCTGGTTGAATGCACTAAACAACGGTATGCAATATATTGGGTTTGTTTCTGAGCGAAAACGTGATGAGATTTTAAGTCATAGTAAATTTTTGCTCGATCCTTCTTGGTCTAAAACATATGGCGAGCATTTTAATCGTGTTGTGATTGATGCAATGCTTATGGGTGTTGTTCCAATTGCTCGTAATCTTGGTGTTTCTGATAACGAAAAAGGTATCGGTTTACTTAAACCTGACAAAAATTACTTGATGATTCCTTGGGATGCTACGCCAAAACAATTCGGTGATCTTTGTAATAAATTCTTAGCAATGAGTCCATTTGATTATGGTAAATATGTTGCTAACAATTGGGAATTCGTAAAGCAGTTTGACAGAAAAAAAATAGCGGCGGAGTATATCTCAGCTGCTAATTCTAAAATTAATGTTGAAATCGGAAAACATCAAGATTCATTAAACGAAACCATTGATTCAGTATGGAGTGGACATTTTAAATTTGATCAAAAACTTAGTGTCACTAACACGCTCGATAATTTGTTTGGCTGACTATATAGTTAGTGGCTTGAATTTTATACTCTGGAGTTAATATGCAATTAGAAGTAAAAGTAGAAGAACTACGTGCAAAAAAACTTTTCGTAGCAACGCCAATGTATGGCGGTATGTCTCATGGTATGTTTGTTAAATCATGTCTTGATATGCAAACTATTTGTGTAAATTATGGTATTGAAGTTAGATTTTCATTTATCTTTAATGAGTCTCTTATTACTCGTGCGCGCAATTATCTTGTGGATGAGTTTCTTCGCGCAGAAGAATTTACGCATTTACTATTTTTAGATGCTGATATACACTTCGATCCGAGAGATGTTATTGCACTTCTTGCTTTAGATAAGGATGTAATTGGTGGTCCATATCCTAAAAAATCTATCAAGTGGAATGCTGTGAGAGACGCAGTAAAGAAATTCCCAGATATTGATCTTGGCGAACTTGAAAAAGTCGCTGGAGATTTTGTATTTAATCCAGCGCCAGGAACCGAGAAATTTTCAGTTGCTGAGCCAATTGAAGTTCTTGAAATCGGAACTGGATTCATGATGATCAAACGTCATGTGTTTGATAAATTTGCCGCAGCCTACCCACAATTAAAATATAAACCAGATCATGTTGGTCAAGCAAACTTCGATGGTACACGGTATATTCATGCATACTTCGATACAGTAATTGATAGCAAAGAAAATGGTGGATTCGGATCTGATCGTTATCTCTCTGAAGATTACATGTTCTGCCAGTGGTGGCGTCGACTTGGTGGACAAATTTGGCTTTGTCCGTGGATGAAAACACATCACATTGGAACTTATGCATTTACAGGTGATATGCCAGCTGTTGCAAATTATGTAGGAACTCTTTAATCGTTTATGATTGTAGGTCTTGTTGGTTTTATTGGAAGCGGTAAAGGTACGATTGCAGATATCTTGGTTAAATACCATGGATTCTTTAAAGAGAGTTATGCGAACAGCGTTAAAGATGCTTGTGCTGTAATTTTTGGTTGGGATCGTGAGTTGCTCGAAGGCGCCACACCAGAATCTAGAGAGTGGCGAGAAACAGTTGACTCTTGGTGGTCAAAACAACTTGGTCGAGAATTCTCGCCAAGACTCGCTCTTCAGTTGATGGGAACAGAGGCAGGTCGTGATGTATTTCATCCTGACCTTTGGGTTCACACAGTTATGCGTAGATGCAGATCTGATGCAAATTATGTAATTGCAGACGTGAGATTCCCGAACGAAATTAATGCGATCAAAAACTCTGGAGGTTACATTATTCGCGTTCGTCGCGGCGATGATCCTGATTGGTTTGATCTAGCTCTTAATTGTAATGTAAATAATAAACATGAAATTATGCATAATGCATATCCAGAGTTACACTATTCTGAGTGGGCTTGGATTGGCGCTCATTATGATATAATATTGAATAACGATTGTAACATAGAAGAACTTAAAATTCGAGTTGACAATGTTATAGATTGTTTATATACTAATTGTGTTGAATCGATTGAGGTCTAAATTATGAAATTATCTGAAAATACAATCAACGTTCTAAGAAACTTCTCAAGCATTAATCAAGGATTGTTGTTTAAAACTGGTAATACTCTGAAAACTATTTCAGGTATTAAAACTATTTTTGCTGAAGCAACGATCAGTGAAAACTTTACAAAAGAGTTTGCTCTTTATGATCTTAATAAATTGCTTGCAAAGATTTCTCTTTATAAAGATCCAGTTCTTGATTTTACTGAGGATCGTGTTATTATTGCCACAGAAAATAAAAAGCGTTCTGACTATATTAAGTATTGTTCGACAAAACTTATCACAGCGCCACCAGAAAAAACAATCGCTTTAAATAATCCTGATTGTTCTTTTGTTTTAACACAAGAAGATCTTGAATGGATGCGAAAAAGTGCGGGTATTTCTGGATCACCAAACTTTATATTTGAGAGTGATGCGGAGAATATTTATCTTATCGCAACTGATATAAAAGATGACTCTTCTGATCAATCAAAGATTGAGATCGGAACCAGTGACAAAAAATTTAAGATTGTCATGAAGGTTGAGCATTTTAAGATGATCGAAGGATCATATGATGTTACTGTTTCGCGTCGCGGTATGGCAATGTTTAAGAATAAATCGTTACCGATTTCATATTATATTGCCATTGAGTCAGCCAGTTCAGAGTTTGATTCAGAGGAATAATCATGGCACTTGACAAAGCAAAGGTTCTGGGATGCCTTCAAGAAATCTCAAACTCACTTACTCGCATTGAATCAGAAAGAGATTTAATTCGAGAAGTTCTACAAAAAATGCAAGATGAGTGTGAAATCCCAAAGAAGTTGAGTCGTAAATTGGCGAGGACTTATCACAAACGTAATTATGAGGAGGAAGTTGCAGAGCAGAGCGACTTTCAAACCATTTACGAAAATGTGGCTAAATAAGTCTATTGGGGTGCGGCGTTCTTGCCGACGATACTATCCGCCAGACTGCTCATCGTGAGAACTCACCTTCTCCACCCCATCTTTTTAT